GCCGCATCGCGCTCAGCGCCCAGGCGGGCCACGGCCTGCCAAGCCAGCAGAGCAGCGAGTGCCAGGGCCAGCGCTTGCCAGGCATAGGCCCTGAGCGCGCCGATCACGACAGGCCCCTTTCACACAGTCGCCGCTCAGCCGCACGCCGATTGACCAGGCCCGGCAGTTGCTTGCCGCCGGCATAGGTCCAGCGGCTCAGCTCCGCGCACGCGCCCGGCATGTCGCCAGCATTGGCCTTGCGCGCCAGTGTGCTGGAGCAAAACGCGCCGTTGCCAACGTTGAACGCAAAGCTCAGGAATGCGGCCTTCTGCCCGTCGGTCATCGGTGACCTGACGCACTCCAGCGCGGCCGTGTGCTTGAGCAGATCCTTGTAGAGCATGTCCTCGCACTGCTCGCGCGTGAACACCTGGCCCATCTGCAGATCCGGACCTGTGTGGCCCGTGCACGCGGTGATGATGCCCACAGGGTCGTGGTAGGTAGCCTGCACCGTGCCCTCGTACTTGGCGACCAGGGGCACGGCCAGGGCAGCCACGGCGGCGCCGATGGCGGCGATCAGTTTGGCCTTGTTGCTCATTTCAGGTGCCCTTTCAGCGCAGCCCAGAAACCGAGACACGCAGAGCACGCCGCGGCGATATAGCCCAGCGGTTTGGCCGCTTTGCCAATCCAGTTCAGGACGCGGAAAGCCCCCTGCGCGGCGTGGAAGACCTCCACCAGATCGGCCGTGTTCGCGCGCACCTGTTCAGTGGCGGCCGTGTTCGCCGCGAGCTCCCGCTCCATGCGGGTCATCCGCGCGTCCCCCTCATCCAGCCGTGCATTGATTGCAGCCGCTGTCTGCGTGTTGATGGCATCGCCGTAGTCGTCTTGCATTGGCCCTCCTCCGGGCATGAAAAAACCCGCCGAAGCGGGTTGCGGTTGAGTTATGTGATTTATCAGGCTAATCCGGCGGCATGCGCATGTGCCAGTATCCGCGTTGAAGTGAGTGCTTTGTCGTAGATTGCTATCTCGTCAATTACTCCACTGAATCCTTCTGCTCTTGAGCCGCTGTAATAATCGCTCCCGATATTTAGCACATCATCAGTGCTTGCCATTGATGTGCTTGATGTTCCAGTCCCAGCAGGTGCACCATTCACATAGAATGTAGGCAATCCAGAAGGACCCACCGTAACAGCGACATGATATTTAACATTCTCGGAAAGCAGAACACTGCTTTGGCCAAGGTCTTGTGTGCGTGACCTTATCCAGTGCAGCCGGCCCTGGCCGGTAGAACCTGACTGACTCACGCGAAGATACGCTCCAGCATTGCCCTTGCTCATTATCCCAAGCACCGCCCCAGAAGACAAAGCGCCAGAATTTATTCTTATTATGGCTTCATAAGTAAACCCAGAAGAATACTGGTATCTAAGTGTCGGAACAGTGATGTAGCCCGTAATCAGGAATCCAGCAGCTTTGTCATCCGAGTCGAGTGTTAGCGATGCAACGCCCTGGGTTACGGATGTTGCGGCTCCTGTTTCTGTCGGAAGGACGTAGTTCGCCGCTGGCCCGCTGGTTTCCGCCAGCCTGAAATATGCTGCCGGAGCGTCCAGCAGCACAGCATCACGGTACGGCTGACCAACTACAGGAGATCCGAATCTGTATGGATTAAGCAGCATTACACAATCCCTATCAGATATACCTTGAGGCCAGTTGCAGATCCATTACCGATCTGGTCAATATCTATCGTAATTTCCGAGTCATCTCCAAGACTCGAATCGCTGATCACAGCAGGTGTGGCAGCAGTCACGCTGGTCTTTTCGCCGTTGTCGATAGTCAGCTTTGTGGAGAGGATTGAGGCTCCTGCTTTGTTGATGTCCACTGTGAAAATGGCCCCAGAAGACTGCGCCGTCGTGAGCGAGGCGCGAACGTCTGTGAGGGTCATTGCATAGGGCATGCGGAATGTCACTTTCGCCCCGCCAGTGGACAGCGCGGAGGTCTCGTCACTGCATGCAATCGGGATCGCAGCGAGCCCTGATCCGGCACCGGGAGACACCCAGGTGGGTACTCCGCTGGAGAGCGTCAGCACTTGACCATTCGAGCCGGCGGCCAATCGCTGCGGGGCACCAGATGCACCGCCGCGGATCAAATCGCCCGCAGCCGTCATCGGATTGACCATGCCGCCACCGGCACCGTAGCCCTGCCTGTGGTCCTCATAGCCCGTCACCGACGACGCGCCTGTAGTGACTTTGTAGAGACGCAGATACGTACCCTGGTCATTCCAGTTCGTGGCCGTCGTTGAGGTGGACACGGCGCCCGTGGCGAGGTGCGCTACAACGTAGTTGGTCGATCCGATCGAAAGCGAGACTGTGCCACTGGCGATGAGCGAGCCGAGCCAGCGCCCCCCGACATAGCCCCAGGTCAGGCCAGCCGTGGTGCGTGCATCTCTGCCGTAGAGCATTGACGGACTGGCCGCATCAAAATTCTCGTTGATGCGATCCACCGAATTTGTCGCCGCTGCGATCTGCTGTATTTGCGATGTTTGATCAGCCATATTCAGATACTCGCTGGATTGCCACGACCAACCGTCGCGGACATTTGATAAACACGAACAATGGAATCAACTGGCAAATCAGCAATCTCGTAATAGCTCACGCCATCATTTTCATTGCTGACTGCCAGCATTTCCTCGGTCAACATGGTTGACCCCGGAGGCATGACAAACGCGCCAGGCTGCTTTATTTGTCCAACTTTCGCAAGCCGGGAAGCATCCACAATCTGCACAAGCGACGTGCCAACGGCCAACATGTTTCCAGCCGAAGTCAATGCGCCGAAGTGGCTTGTTGACTCGTCGTCCACTGTCGACAGTCTGAAGCTCTGTGGTGTGCCGTCGCCCGTTGAATAGCACGACAGCTCTTTCTCGTATGCCGATAGAGACCAGAGTAGCCCACCGGCAATCGCACAGCCAATCGGGAATCGTCCGACTCCGAATTGCAGTGTCACTGTGCCTGTCGCTGGATCAATGCGATAGGCCCTGTCGGTTGAGCGGGAAACCGCCCACAACGCAACTCCATCGTTCGCGAGATGGTGCGACGCAACGGCGGCATCCCGCACCGTTGCCAGGGATCCAAGATCAAGCCCACGGGTCACTCCCGTATAGGGGCATGCGACCCACAGCAGGCCTCCGACGACAGTCAAGTTTTGCCCGTCGCCCGGCCTGTCGAGTGTCGCCGACGCAATCTCGTTGAGGTCTCCATCCCACTTCTTGACGACGCCCTGAGTGCCAGAGCCGACGCTGCAGGTGTACAGGTAGCCACCCGACGAAATAAGGCTGCCGGCGTTTCCGGTGGACAGGCCGATGATCTTCTGTGCCACAAATTCCAGCGTTGAAGCATCGCGCTTCTGAATGCCTCCGTTCCCCGACACGTCATAGATCGAGTAGTAGTAGCCGCCCATGACCACGCCATGGATGGCTGTGCCGCCGCCGTCCGGCGCTGTGAGCGTCCTGCTGAAGGCCTTAGCCTGCAGCGTCACTGGCGAGCTTGATGCCTGGAACGTCGTGATGGACCCCGAGGGCGTCTCAACGTCGATCTCATACGCTTCCACAGCCTCGGCCAGTGGCACCACACCAGACAGTGCGCTGGACACGTAGCGCGAGCGCCGGCCCCAGGAGACCGTGATCTGGCCGTTGTCCCACGTCTTGTGCAGGTTTGCCGGCGCCCATGGCTTGAGGCCTTCCCACACTGGGGCGATTTCGACCTTGGTGGCATCCTTGACCCGGCCACCTAGCGTGACGCCCGAGTACTCGCGCTCCGTACCGCGCGCGGCCAGGTCGGCGATGTCGCGCAGTAGGCCATTGCCATCCAACAGCACGAACTTGTCGCCGGCCAGGTGGGTGCCGCGCAGGTGTTCGGTGCCCAGGCGGCCGCGCGCGAAACCGCTCAGCCGGTAGACGCCAGCAGACACCAGCTCCGCCCGCGTGAACTGCACGATCTCCCAGCGCCCATGCGCGCCGACAGCGGCATAGTTGCTGATGGTTGTGGACAGGTCCGCATGCGTGATCGATTCGAGCTGGTCTCCGGGGTTGAGCGTGACCGTGATCAGGCTGGACTCATCGACAAGCAGACTCGTCCACGTCCCCAGCGCCTCCGAGCACACGCCCATGGCGGCGCCCGAGTTGCTTGTCCCCAGTTGCTTGTCATCCAGGTAGAGAGCATAGCCAGGCCATGCGCCTTTTTTCCCGTCGCCTGCTGCGTACACACCCGGGTTGTCGTCTTGGTCGCGCAAGATCGGGATGTCCAACATCGCGAGGTCAGTCTTCGCAAACTTGGTGACCGTGTAGTCGTCGTCGTAGTCCTCCCCAGTGATTCCGATCTGCCTCAGCACGCGGGCATCGTCTGCAACCAGGTCCAACTGCCGCACCCCGCTGGCATCGGCGATCTTGACGATGCGGACGCGGTACTGCTGACCCGCGCTGTCCGTGACGATGAGCACGTCCGTGGGCTCCAGCGCCGCATACCGCATATCCAGGGCAGCAGTGATCGTGCGCGATGCAATGGCTTGGTCGAGCACTGCTGTATCTGCAATGGCTTTGGCCGAAGCCGGCGTCAGGCCCATGGCGAGTTGCACAGTGCCCACGGCCGTTGATTCCGTCGTGAGCCGGTCGCTCATCTCGTTGCCCTGCTGATAGGCATTCGACAGGTTGAGATAAGTCACATTGACCTGGGCCGGGATTTCGAGATCATTGGACTCCTGGATCGTCATCAGCGCATCAGCACCGATATCCCCGTAGGGGATGGTCGCTGCGGGCGCGGCGCCACGGCGGCGCATGTAGAGCTTTTCGCTTTCCACGCACTCGAAATAGTGCGCGGCTGCCAGCTGGTCCAGCACTGCCCGCGCGGCGGTTGGCTGGATCGCCATTGCACGCACGAGTTGTCCCTCCAGGTCTGTAGCGTCATAGTCCGATGCAGTCATCCCGCAACGCTCCACCAGCCTCCCAACAACTTCGTCCAGTGGCTCAGGAGTGAGAGGCGTACCGACATACTGGGAATCCTGATAACCGACAACGCTCGCAATAGTCGATCCGATGTAATTGTTAACCGATGGCGTATCGATATTTCCAACAACTATTGTGACATCTCCACTTGGCGAAGAAAAATATACATCCTCCCACATTGCAATCCATTCTTCGCCGTCTAGCCGGAAGAATGACATTTTGCTCTCGGTATTATCAAATACCATTCGGAACTTGCCATCATATGCCGGGAACTCTCTGATATCAGACCCAACAGCAAGTCTCAAATACAGACCTCCATCGCGCCTTATCCATCCCATGGCATATTGGCTGCCAGAAACTCCGATGAATCTCTGGTAATCAGTATTCCCGGATCCGGGAGTACGGTTCATATATGCTTCAACCTCAATGAATACCGGAGAATCTACGCGCAGCATGTCTCCTATCTTCGGGCCGGAATATGTAAGGTATGCCCTTTTGTCGCCTTCTTCAGGGAAACTCGAAGTAAATCCAGATACAGAGAAAATTGAATTCTCTGGATTTGATTCAACATATGAAAGCGGGTTTGCCTCAATATCCTCAGGACCATGCGTGTCTTCATAAGGCATATTGAAAAAATACTGAACATTATCGCCGCCCAGGCCAATCTCGAATGTGAGGTTCGGCAGCTGCCCACTGCTGCCGAGGTTGACGCCCTCCAGCATCACAGTGCCACGGCCACGGTACGCGGGCGCGTTGCCAGAGCCCACGGCGGCCTCGTACACGGGGTCTGGCAGCTGATCAGCCGCGCCTGTGTAGATGCGCATGGCCTTCCAGCTGACCGTGTCCTCGCCGGCCTCGATGGACTCTGCGTCCGACTCCTCGGCCCGGGTCCAGATCAGCTTGCCGTTGGACCATATCCGGCGCACGCCCAGGATCTCGTTGTCGGAGAGCAAGTACAGCAGATCGATCTCGTAGGTGTAGCTGGTGTACTCGGCACCCCCAGCTCCCTTGCCCTGGCTTGTCGTCGTTGCTATCTCTCGCTTGGTGCTGGCCCAAATCACAGTGCCCGACACGCGCGGGTTGCCGATGATGTAGGGTATCGGTGCGCCGTACTCGCTCGCCGTGACTTTCAGATCCGTGAGGCGCGGCCCACTGCTTTTTTGCGTGGGTCCGAACGCGCTGCCCAGGGTCGCACCAATGGCCCAGCCGATCTGGGGTGCGCCGAAGAGACTACCTACCGCGGCTCCTGCGAGCCCGAGCACGAGTTGCGCCATGCGCCCTCCTTGGGCAGCTCGTAGGCCGCCACGAAAATCATGTGTTTGTCCAGCATCAGCCTGGTCTCAACGACGCCGCGCCCTTGTATCGCGTGGATGATCGAGAGCCCGCCGTGCACGTAGTCACCGACGATGCCGATGTGCTGCGGGTGCTGGTCGAAGCGCACCACGACGCAGGAGCCCGGGCCCATCTGTGCGCGCGGAATGCGGCGCATGTGCTGATCGCTCCAAGAGAGGAAGCTCCAGCCGTCTGGCCGGCGCGCGTAGCCGGAAATGTCGAAGTCCGGCGCCACCATGCCCAGCTCGCGCGCGATGCCGATGACAAGGCCGGCACAGTCCACGCCCACGCCCTTGGCGCGCGCCTGGTGGTGGTATGGGGTGCCGATCCAGCTGCGGGCCTCCGCGACGATCATGTGGATTCCCCTGGGATCGGGTATGCCGTGAGCGCGTCGATGCCCGGGAGATGCGGCTCCCCGCCGAAGTTCGGGACGTTGGAAAAACGGTCTCGGCAGTCCTGGAGTCGCTTCTGGCAGCCGCCGATGCCCGTGAACTGGTCGCCAACGTCGGCCGGGAACGGCAGCGGTGTCGCAAGCTCGAAGACGTTGCTCGCGAACTTGCGGACCTTCCGCGCCACGCCGGCATTGCGGCCGGTCGAGAAGGTCACGAACCCCTCGGTGTAGTAGTCGTCAACTGCCGAGAGGCCCGTGAGCGTGTAGCGGTCTGGAGACGATGCGACAGCGCCGGAATGCGTAAGCGGAGACAAGTCGACTTTGCAGAGAGCATCCCCAAGACGGTTCCGGCAGGTTTTCGTCGTCTGCTCACCGACCTGCTGCTGCAGCGCCTGGCGCAGGCTGCGCAGCTCGACCACCACAGCCTCTGCCTGCAGGCGCGACTCCCCGAGCCAGCCGCGCTTGAGCACGTTGCGCCCCATGCTGATGTCGGCCCAGTTGTACTCAAACAGCAAGAAGCGCGCGCCCTGCCACAATCCAGCCAGGAACGAATCCCTCGTCAGGACCACCGGATCAGGGAACACCGTCAGCTCCAGGTTGTCGACGGCGAAGCCCGCAGAACAAGCCATGCCGGAGAGGTCCAGGCCCGGCCCACTGATGTAGGTTTCGCCGTCGATGACGGCATCATCTGAGCCAGACGTAAAGGCGAAAACGCTGCCATCCTTGCGCTCGATGCGCAATGCGGTGGCCACGGTGGTGCTGCCGCTTGCGTAGTGCTCGGCCAGGGCTGTGGGCAGTGTTTTCATTCGAGGATCTCGTCAAGGATGATGCTTTGCGCGAGCACAAGGCGACGGAGATATTCGCCAGAACTGACAACGTCCCATTCGAGGTCATCGCTGGCAAAGTGAACTGGCACCCGGAATCGCCCAACCCATGCCAACACGGCATCATCTGGTGGCGCGCTGGCATAGACAACGATGCCCGTGTCGGGGTCCACCGTGCCGGCGACCTCTACCCCACCGACCAACAGCCGAACAGCCCCCATGGGCCGTGTGATGCGCCGGTCCCGGTAGCGCAGGCCACCTGCGACCTGGTAGCGCTTGTGCAGTTGCCAGACGCCCGCCACCTGGATCACACGGCCCGTGTCGGCCGTGGCGTCGCTGTCCTTGGGGTCTTCGAGCAAAAAGCCGAAGCCACCCGCTTCGGTGACTTCGTACAGAGCCTCGATGGCTTGCCATGCGGTCACAGCGCGCGGGACAGTGCCCAGGTCGTACTGTCTGCGCGTGCGGCTGCGCACGACGTTGACAGAAACGAAGCCCGAAGCACTTTCGGCGCGCGCGTTGCGGCGTATCTGCCGGCCCGTGATGCCGCCGGCAACCACCATCCTCGGCATGACGACATCTGCAAGGACTTGCACCATGGATCAACCATTCCTTTCCAGGGCGCGCTGGATTCCGCGCCCGTAGTCCGCGCCCTGCTGTAGCGCTGTGGCTCGGCTCATGCCAGGCTGCGCCACGGTCTGCACGTTGATGTTGTAGACGCGATCACCGCCGCGCCCACCACCAGCGCCGCCGCTCGAGTCACCGACTGCACGCACGCCCAGCACGCCGGCAGAGTTGCGGGTCAGCGGCATGATCGCCTCGGGCCCGGCCTCGGCGAACACGCCGGCTCCCTTCGCGAATGCGAAGACCTTCGGGGTGCTGTGCACCTGGTTGCTGTACTGGCTCAGGCTGGGGCTGTCGTAGACGCCGCCCTTCGCATGGAAGAGGAAGCTGAACAACCCACCGCCACCTCCGCCGCCCTTGCCGCCCAAGAGAGAGCCGAACAGCGACGACAGCAGCGATTCGGAGTCGCCAAATTGGCCCTTGAGCCACTTGGCAAGCGGCGCGCTGATTTGCTCGGAGATGATCCCGGCCGTGATCTGCTTTGCGATGGTCTTCCCCACGGACTGGAGCGAATCCAGGTTTCCATCGAACAGCGCATCTGTGAGGCCTGTTGTGAGGCCAGACAGTGCACCGCCCACGATGTTCTCTGTGCGCTTGGCGACGTTGGCGATCTCATCCAGGTAGTTTGTGATGGCCTCATTGGCCCCCACCGTCCAGTCCTGCTGCATCTGCAGCCGGCGGCGCCAGTAGTCGGCGTCCAGCCCCAGGGCCTTCTGGTTCGCATCGTTGATGATCTCCAGACGGCGCGGGGCCTGCTCCTCCAGGTCCGCGGTCCACTTCTGCTCCAGCTCCAGCCGCTCGCGGTTGGTCCGCAGGTCGTTGCGCGGGCTCTCGTCGCGGTCGTGGCGCTGGTTCGCAGCCGCGTTCTGGTCGCGCCACTGGTTGCCCAGGCCCATCCCCTGAAGCTCGCGCTGGTAGCGGTCGGCGCTGGTCCTCAGGTAGCCGGCCATGGACTGCTCCAGGGCCTTGTACGAGGCCTCCAGCTGCCTGTTGGCCTCTTCCTGCTGCAACGTCGAGATCTTGATGTCCGTGTCCGCCTTCGCGCGGATCTCGGCCATCTTCGCCGTGTTCTGGGCGATCTTCTTTTCGTTGTTGATCTTGTCCGCACCGGTCGCGGCCTGCTGGGCATACCGCTTGTTCTCGTCCTCCAACTCGCGGATCTGCAGCGCTGCGTTGTCCTCGACAAACTTTCGCTTCTGGGCGTAGTACTCGCGCTCGCTCACCAGGCCGGCGGCCCGCTGCGCATCCAGCAGGCGTTCAGCGTTGCCCGAGGCCGTGGTCAGCAGACGGTACTGGAGCTGGATGTCGGCCAGATCGGAAGCAAGGTCGGCCTTGGCGATGCGGCCTGCTCCAGCCTTTCCGGCCCGGGCCAGCTTCGCGGCCTCCTTGCCTTCCTTGGTCGAGTTGTAGCGATCGATATTGAGCTTGGTGATTTCTTCGGCATAGCGCTTCTCAGCCTCTTTGCCAGTACCGAAAACACCCTTCGCGAAGGCGGTTTCCACCGCCTTCAAGTCCGTGAGGAATTGCTTCGTGACGCCATTTGCGCGGGCGCTTATCGCAAGCATCCCCTTTTCGGCTTCGGCAAGCTCTTTGTCGTAGTTCGCCCGGCTTCCGCGAGATGGGTATTTGGACTCGACATAGGTCTGAGAAACGCCCATGAGGGTCTGCTTATCAGACAGCGCGGAACGGTACTCAGCCGCCACTGCGCGAGCACGCTCGATCTCGTTTTTGTACCAGGTCTCGTTGCCGAATTGGCCGCCGAGGGTTTGGAGATACGCGAGGTTCTGCTCCGCTTCCTTGGACTTCGTTTGCAGGATGGCGAGCTGCTCGGAATTGGTGCGCAGGGCATCCGGCAGCAAAGCCAGATCGGTCCTCAGATCCAGAACGCCGCCGGTGAGGAGGTTGATGGTTCCGTTCAGCGTATTCGCCACCAGATTCAGCGAAGCGAATCCCGCGCGGCCGGCGGCCACCGCGGCACCGGTGCCCAGAGCCTCGATCGCCCCGGCTCCACGCTTGCTGGAATTCTCGATCGAATCCGAGATTGCAGTCATGTCCCGGCCAATCGCCGTCAGCTCTTTTGCCAGCGCCTGGCTCACGCCAGAGTCTCCCGCCGTCTGCTTGAGTCGGCTCCAGGCGTCATTGAAGCGATTGACGGCAGCATCCAGGCGGTTCGCGGCCTTTTCGGCTGCTCCTCCAAGAGAGCGATCCAGCTCCTGCGCGAACTTCGGCAGGAAGTCATCGGCCACAACTTGGCCCTGCTCCAGCATCTTGCCCAGTTCGGCCGTGGTGACGCCCATGGCGCGCGCTGCGGTCTGGAAGGCGCCGGGCAGGCGTTCGCCAAGCTGGCCGCGCAGCTCTTCGCTTTGCACGGTGCCTTTGCTGATCATCTGTTGCAGGGCCAGCAGCACGCCGCTGGTTTGGTCCGCAGACAGCCCCATCACGGCAGATGCCTTGGCCACAGACTCGAAGATCGCGCGCGCTTTGTCGCCTTCGAGCGATGTGCTGCGGGCGGCGGCTGAGAACTGCTGGTATGCCTTGGCAGTACTTTCGAACGACAGCCCCAAGTCGAATGTCGTCTTGCGGAGGTAAGCGATCTCGGCCGCACTTCCGCGAACCGATGAGAAATCGAGACTGATGCGCAGGCGCTCAGCCGATGCGCTGGCTTCGTACAAGGCCTTCGAGGCATCGACCGCCCAGCCGACGATTTGCAACGCCAGGAATGCCTGCACACCGCGAACGGCGAGACGCATATTTGCGCCCAGCCCTTCGCCAGCATCGGACAAGGATTTCACGCCAGAGGCGCCGTCCTTGCTGGACGTAGACGCCTTCTGAGCGGAGGCGCTATAGGCATTCAACTGGTCGCTTGCGGCCTTGAATGCCGTGGCCATGTCGGTCGCGCTCTTGGCTGCGTCGGCCTGCGCGCGCGCGGCGGACTGCGCTGCTGGGGCGACGGTCGCCAGCACGGCGCCCATCTGGGCGATGACGGTGGATGCAGCGCGGACCTGGGCTTGCATTTCCATCAGGCTTCGCTGCGATGCCTGCAGGCTTGTGGCAAAGCCGTCCATGCCACGTGCAGACTGTGTGGCGGCAGTTGTGACTTGCCCCAGGCTGGCAACGGATGCGTTGATGCCGGCCAGGGCGCGCTTTGCGTCCTCCGCGCTCTTGGCCACGCGGCCTACGCTTTCGGCCGCAGCGGGCGCGCTCTTGCCGATGTCGTCCAGGCCCTTGCTGGCGCCATCGCCCAAGGTCTTCAGGCTCTTGCCGATCTTGGCTGCAGCGCCTTCGACGCCGGCCATCGCCTTCTCGGTCTTGGCGCCCTGGTCCACGAAATCTTCCAGAGCCTTCGTGGCAGCTTGAACGCCGGTGGCGTCAACCTTCAAACCCAGTGCTGCTTCATCCATTTGTGGCTCCAACGAAAAAGCCCGCAAGGCGCAAACCATGCGGGCATGAGAAAACCGCCTTCAGGCGGTTTTGACTAAAAAACGAAATCGACTGTAATTAATTGAAAATTACATTCAAAGCCCAGACAGTTCAGCTGCAGCCTTTGCTTTTTTCCAGTCGTTATCTGACTCAGGCGAACCATTTGGAGAGTAGAAAGATATAGATTTTGTATTCACAAGCCAAGCCGTCATCAAATTCGATGCAGATTCTTGGAAATTTTTTCCGCGCTTTGCCGCAGAGTACAAATTCTTTCCTTTTTCTATTGCTTTTTCAACGCAATCGCTCACCATGGCAGAACCCTCATTACGCTGCATGGAGAGTTGCTTATCCGCATCAGCGTCTGCCTTATTATCCTCCTTCATTCTATCTATTTGATAATAAGTTGTTTCGCTGCGCCCACGCCCCATTCCATACAACTGGACCTCTTGCCGAGTCTTAAGCCTTCTGAGCTCTCTATCTGCCCGGTTTTTGGTATCTGCTACAGAAGCATCACCATATAACTTAGACGCCATCTGAGAGCACTCGCCTCTAATATCCTCAAGATCTTTAGAGAAATTCGAGATATTTTCCGCGCCTTGAGCGATCGAAAGATGTAGTGCAGAAAATACAAAAATAGAGAATAAATGATTGAATTTCATTTACTTTAGACATGTGTCCATGCGAAGGATCAACATAAACATCAAGGCAATGAGTAGTTGTCCTCGGGCGCAATCCACATAACCCCTCCAGTTGTTGAACGAATTCACATCGTAGCAAATGGCGCCATCACTCCCCATGGATCTCCTCCAGCGCAACCCGGGCCATGGTCTTGATGGCCAGCACCATGTCGTCGTAGGCCTCTTTCTCCAGTCCCATGCGGTCGAGTTCGTGGAAGACGGGGATGAGGTCGATGGCTACCGGCCCGCCTGGCCCCATGCGCCACTGGTCGCCCACCTCGACCCAGAGGTCATAGGCCGGCAGGTTCTCGGGCCAGACTTCCACCGCCGCCTCTTCATCCGCGTAGTCCTCGGGCCGCAGGCCGATGGTGGCCAGTTCCTGTGCCGACGGCGCGCGCTTGTAGATCGCGCGCGCCA